CAGGTTCGACCCAGGCTCCATCTTCACTGTCATTCCCAACTCCGCGAACATGATCTCGCTCAACGCGGGAACAGAGCACGGACCCCTGAAGGTCACAAGCCCATCATCCCCGCACACGTGGATCGTTCCAAGCGATGACGCTTTGTTATAGCGTCGTATCGCGTAGTGGAACGCCAACATGTTAGCGAGTCCGTCCACCCAGCTCGTCAATCCCGAGCCAGAGGGCACTCCCCCCGTCCGTTCATCCCCATGACGGTACCCTTCCGGGCACCGCTGGGTTGCAGGGAGGTAAAACCCCGTCCTCATAAACGCTTCCCCGAGGAAGCGGATGAGATCCTGGTCTTCCGGTCCAAACCAAGAGCCGATGATCGCAAAGACCCGCGTGAGAATATCAAACGGGACCGTCGCATCGAACTGGGAAAAATCCACGGAAAGGATTTCTCCTTGGTCCGCCTCAAAGAGGCGAGTCACCGCACGGTCAACAGCATCTTGACCGTTCAACGAACAAAACTCTGGCCGAGTTCTCATCGCTGAGCACCCGGGGACTTGGATGCGCTTCTCATGTTGCCTCAGAACGAGGCAGTACATAGCTAAAGCACGCGCCTTCGCCCACTGACCGTAACCTACAGCCGCTGACCTAGTCGTCCCGATGCAGGGATAACTAGAGGCTTCAGCTAGAGGAAAACCACGTTCCGCCAACCTATTTGCTTCCAAATAGTGGTAGTAGTAGTTATCCCAGTCAGAGACTCTACAGCGCGGAAAACCTGAGTTGGTCTTCTTGTCCGCAAGCCCGCTCACATCATCCAAAGCCAACGACCGCAAGCGTGCCTTACTGCGGGGCCACAACTTCGACACCTGCTCGACAGCATAGTCCATCGCGTTTCCGTTAACACGGAGGTCGCGGGGGGTGAAATATACCTCAAACCTTTCCTCCAGAGATTTCCCACCGTCCGGTCTGCGCACCGGGTACGGCAGAATACGAGAGGAAGACCCAAGGTTGTTCCAGTGACCCAACTCGGACTCCTGCTGCCACGCCGCGAGCGAATCCATCTCACAGGCGCTCCACAACTCCCCTGCCATTGATTGCCGGATATCATCCGGCGCCAATGACGGGTCGTCCACACAGGCGCGCAAATCGCCCAGTGGTGCGAAGTGATCGTGTCCTTCGCCTCTCAGGAGATTGCCAAGGAAGCGCTGCGTCGTCGCAGCATCCTCCTCGGTCGTCTCCCACACCTCACTATTCATGAGGCACTCTCCTTTCTTCTAGGAATCCCCGACTCAGGAGAAATATCTCCCGAC